TGTTTTACCTATAAGTGCTAATACGTTCATTTCCTGTAGGGATATAGAGTTGCCGTTTACTTCTGTTTGTAGTCCTACAGAAATTACAGAGCCGTTCCCTGTACAATTTAAAGACTTGCGACTAATCAGATCGCCTAACGTAAATTCAACTGCCGTATATTCTGATTCGCCATAAAATCCCGGCGTTGACGTACCCACCCTAAACCGTGACGTATTGGCTTGAACCGAAAAGTCATACGTCCAACTAAGAACAATGTCTGAACCGTTGCCACCAATAATCGTGGGCCGTATCTTTTTAAGAATCTTGATCTTTGACGGATCTCCAAAAGTAAGTCCGGGGCTTGAATACCGGAAGATGTACGATGAGTTGTTGTCATCAAAACCATCGTATTTACCGATGCCATCTGTAGTGCCTATATAAATAGTGCCATCCCTATCTCTAGCAAAAGACTTGAAGTTGACACTAGGCCACTTAGTTACACGGAATGAGCCATTGTCTAGTCGACCCCTAAGATCAAAGCAGTAAACAAGGTTGCTATCGGGCAAACACAGCAGATAAAAGTAGTTTTCAGGACTATATACGGTGCTGGCAGAGCTGGTTTTGGAGGCCAGTTTGGCAATCAGGTCTTGTTTTACGTTACGGCTTGCGTCTGTTATAGGCAAAGACTTTTCTTGAATAACTCTTCCTAAACTTCGCAAACCGTCATCACTCAAAAACAACAAGTCAGTTCCAATGTTTTGTACTGTTTTTCGGTCGATGCAACCAACGCCAGATATAGTATCTTGAATTGACATACTAGAAGGGCTATCAGCACCACCATAAATAATAATGCTGTGTTCGCCAAACACAACAAGAAAGTCATTATGTGCAGCCAAAGCAACAATTTTGTCAGCACCATTAGGCCAAGCCTTTGCTACATCAATGTTGCCGCTAGAGCCGCCCGTAAAGGCATTGCCATTTAACAGATCAGACCAATAAATAATGGTGTCATTACTAGCATTACCAGCAATAAATAATCTACCAAACGCTGCAACAACTTCGTTTGCCTTAAACGTAGCGTTAGTAGCCCCACCGTTAGCTACCGTAAATGTTCTCAGCCCGTTGCTGTTGTCGTGAACAAGCGGATCATAGCCACGTTGAAAGAAATAAGCCTTGTCGTTAAAGTTTACGATCTTCCAATCATTGGCCGTAATCGTGTACGAGCCGGGGGTGACATCTGTCAGCGTTGTCGTACCGCTGAGTATCTTGTTGTTACCAGTGCTAAATATCGTTTCGTTGCCAGCACTGTCGTAAAACTCATGGATATTGTGGATATGGTCTGTACCCAACGCTGTTTTGTTTGTTGTAATAACACTGTTGCCCTGACGAGACGCCAAACGGCCCTGTCGATCAATAATTGCATTGTCTGCAATCTCAGCAAAAGACGTGTCTTGTGCTAGAGGAGAGTCTTCTGTGTTAATCCCTCGAAATGCAGGAGCAACTAAGTTTATGCTTTGTAGAGGCTGTGCCATAGTAGTTCCTAGGGAGTGTAAAAGATAGTTTCTTCAGGGTGCTTTTGTGCGTCTAAATCAATAGCATCAGATAGGTACTTATCAGCTAAAGCAAAGTACTCAGCAGTAGACGTACCACCCGTTTCTCCACGCTCACGAGACAACAAAGCTACCGCCATGTGAATTACTGGTTGAGCAGGAATAGCAAGCGTGTCTGAGTCTGCGCTTAAGTCCACGTTACGCAGCACAACTTTAACCTTCAAAGAGTAAACACCGTCAGGTTTGGGATATATGTCAATCTGCGTGTCACCAGAGCCATCTACTCCGTTATACGTAAAGTACTTAGGGGCTCCTGACACGGGGTTGTTTACAAAAAACTCGTTGTCAAACCATGCTTGCGTTTGGTACTGTAGCTCACAGTTTGACGTATCGTTAATAATTCTAAATACTCTACCTTGGTTTCCGCTGCCTGTTAGTGAGTACGTGTAGTCATCAGCAGCCGTAGTAATCGTAAGTGTGCTTCGTAAAGCAGACCAATCCCAAGCGTTTTCCACAAGTTTTTTGGCATCGTTTATAAAATCACCTACCATTTTACTGTATGTGGTTTCGGATACGTTAGTTACTTCGTCTTCACGGAGCCGCCTAAGTACGTTGTTGACTAAGTTTAAATACGTCATGCTAATTTATTCCTGCTACCTGTAAACATACCTTGAGTTAAAAAATTTGTAATCGGAAATTCTAATCTAGTTTCTAAAGCAGGTAACGCTGTAATTTGTATAGGTCGAATACCAAATGGATCAGATAGCTCTCCCCCAAGCATACCGCCACCGCCGCTGGGTGTAGGTGTAGGACCACCTATTTCAACAGGATCAGGCGTAGGTTCAGGGTCAATAACAACATTATCAGTATAACCACCTATTTCAATAGGTTTAGGTGGTTCAGGATCAGGAATAACAGGATCTTGATTTCTATCAACAGCCGTTCTACCAGTGCCACCGCTGCCGCCGGGATCAGGTCGTCTACGATCATCATTTCCACCGGGAAGAATAAGATCTCTTCTACCGCCTACAACATCTGCTTGCCTTCTTCCACCAAGAAGTTCGTTAGTGTCGGGATCATCAGTGGTATCAACAAAAATATCATCTGGCGGTGGTCTTTCAACGGCTGTACTTGAACCGCCAAGGTTAGCAATGTCATCGCCCTGTTTAGGTGTAGGAGTGGTATCATCATCTGGTGGAGTACCACCCGGAACAACAGTTGTAGTTGTATTAGTGTTACTATCAAAAATACCTTTAACACCGTCATATACGTCTACAAGAACTGCACCGCCTACAATGCCGCCTAAAGTTCCTGTAACCCAATCTTCAAAACCACCTAGCGTACCGCCCCAGCCGGGGTCATCTGCATCTCCTCCAAAAACCTCTTCTACTTTACCATATACCCAATCACCTAAATCACCTAGTGTTCCTATAGGGTCTTTAACAAAATCTTCAAGGTTTCCACCAATGTTTCCAACAGCGTCTATTACTTCTCCTATAGTTATATCAATAATACCGGGAGGAAGAGGTACACCGGGGATAGCAAGCGGTCCAAAAACTTTCCAGTTTCTCCAATCTCCGGGCCATTCAAACTGAACACCAGCACCCATAGCCCTTTTAATTTTAGTCATGGGGTCGTTCATTTGAGCGCCTGTCTCAAGAACTTTAATTACATTTTCTTCAGTAATAATTCCTTTAAGTTGATCCGGAACTGTAGCCAAAACAGAAGCAATCGCATCTTCATCTGATATTGCGCTATCATCAGTAGTGGTATCTTCTGTTTCTCTTGGATTTACATCTAGCCATCCTTGAGCTTTATCTTTAATTCCTTTAGGTGCATCAGGATTGTTTATTATTTCATTTGCTTTGTTGTATGCTTCGTCTCCAAAGTAACACTCACTTCCTGCTTTGGCTACTAAACCACCAGCAGCGTTGCATAATGCTCTACGATCACGCACTCCTGCACGATAAGCTGCATTTGTAGCTCTTGTTGCATCTAAATTAGGAGTACCAATAATTGTTACTCGAAAAGGAGCAAAAATTTCAGGAACAGAAATTACTTCTTCTGACATTTTATTTACCTTTCATTTTCATTAGTTTGTCAGCACCACGTATGCCAAAGCTGGCTGTAACAGCAACAAACAATAAGTACTGGTAGTACTCAGGTAACTTGTCTAGCTCAGTAAACGCTAGTCCTACCCGCTGCATAATACTTAGGTCATCCATAGCTACTCCGTAGCAAACTGCTAGTAAAGGCAGAGAAAGAACAACGGTGAACCATTCGTCTTTCCATGACTTCCCACTAGCTTCAGCCATGTGTTGTTCCCACGTAGCTGTGTTCTCAATGACTTTCATCTGAGCTACGTGTTTGGCTTGTGACTTCTCGTGTCGGTTAGCGAGCCAGTTCTGAGCCAAGTTTGCAATAGGTCCGACAAGGGCTGTCCACATAACTTACAAGCCCCTCATCTGTTTTACAGTGTCAGTTTCCCAGATGCGTATACCTGTCCACACGATTGTAAACAAAGCCGCTACTGCGGGTAACAAGCCAGCCAAAGCGCCAACTCCAGTTGCTACAGAAATTGTATCTACCACTTCTTTCATTCCGTCATCTTCCATAGTTATGCGCCTTTGATAAGTAAAGCTGTTCCGTATATAATACCGGATGCAACTAATGCTCCTACAGCCATAGCAATTCCGTCAGCCAGCTTTTGTCTTTTCTTACGTTGTTGGTATACTGCCTTTTCTCTTCGTAAACGTATGTCTTTACGCAACTGCATCATTTCTACGTAAGTTTCTTTACCGTAGCCCCAGATAATTAACTCACGTATGTGCTTCTCTTGTTCCTGAAGCTTCTTACGAGCTATGGTAGCGTTAAGAGCTTCTTCTTCTACTGACCCACCACCAAACAACTTTTTAAATATAGGTGGGTTTTCTGCTTCTCTTTCTGCTTGTCTTATATCTGATGCGTAACTAAACCACTTGCCCAACTGTTGAGCAACCTGTTCAATCTCAGCACCTTTGTTTACTAAAAGTTGTACGCCTCTGAACGACGAGGACGCCAGTGCTATAAGAGAAAGCGGGTCCATTCATTTAAGGCTTCGTAGGCCAGCTAATTGTGCCGGGAAAGTCTGTTTGCTGTGGCACATCCCTCAAAGCCTGACGGTACGTTGTCATTTCTGTTGACATGGTTACATCAGATAGTCCATAGTGGTCTGTTTCTTTTAACAATTCGTCACGCTTGGCTCTCTCGCTTGCCGCTAAAGCCGCAGTATTCGCCGTATCGTAAGCTGTTTTTTGTGCGGCCACAGTCTGAACATCACCGTTTTCATCGGTGTACTCAGTAAACATCTCACGTTCTGTCCATGCCTGAACCCAGTTACCCTTAGCGTCCTGTACAGCACCGTTGCGTACTACTATCTTGTAATTACCACTAGGCTTAGGCGCAGGAGCCTCTAATACGGGATCAACGCCCAACGCGTCACACACGTTTGCAGTCCATACTTTAGGTAAAGACATATTTTTGTTGTCTAAACGGATTTGGCCTTGAGATTTAACCTCACCCGTTGCTCGTACTCTGTATTCAGACATAGTTGATAATCCTATGCGATTGCTAAAAAGATGTAATTTCCGCCGCTGTTGTTTAGTGCGGCTGGTGCTGATGATGTAACAGTAAATCCAGCGTTAAGTGGGTCTATGTAATCTGTGTTGGTTACCTGATTGGCGTCATCATTAAGAAAAAAATAAGGGTCGTTACCCGCAACAATCCCTCTAACAGAGTCATACACATACCAATCACTTGATGATGCATCTGTACGTTTTATTAAAACAAATCTAGCTCCAGCACTAAAACCGCAATCTACGTTTACGTCACTACCTGTGCCTGTGTAAGTGCCGACCTTTGATATCCCGTTTGCTGAAGCAAAAAGGTAGGCTAAGTACTTATATGCGCTAGAAGAATTAACATTAGTATCACTGCCTAAGGTTATCACCGAGCTAGTAGGGGCTGTGTCATTTAAATAGTAATCACCCGTGCCAATACCAAAGTTATTTTTAAAAGCATTTCCATCTAAGAAAATATATTCGTCCGTTCCGAAAGAGCTAAACCACGCAGTCCAACGGTTATTATTAGTTCGATTTTTAAATATGATTATCTCGGGTGTTACCCCTAAATTATGTGGAAGAGTGCGTCCCGCAACACCATTACCCGTATAAGCCACAACATCAAAAAAACCTTTAGCTCTGCGTAATAAATAAGTTATGTAATTTTCACCACTGCCGTTTACATCAGAGCCTCTTGCGTAAATGCCTTTCTGAAACTCTCCAAAGCTGTAGTTGTAGCTAGCGCTTGAATACTCTGTAGCATTGCTCGAGGTTGTTAGTCGGGTTGAATTGCCTTGAAGTTTAGAACCCCACATAGGGTAAAGCGTGTCTTCAGTATTTGTACTGGTCATAATGTAAGAATCAGGTGAAACTGTACTACCAATTTGTCGTCCAGTTACGCCATTTCCCGTATACTCTACAGGCTCAAACAAATCAGTAGCCGCAAACTCTGATGCTGGCTTGTGGGGTCTTGCGATAGCTACATAAATCAAGGTTCCATCATAATATGTAAGCGGTTTAAAGCCTCTAGACGTAAATTCAAAGGCATCATTGGCATATTCTGCGTTGGAGTTGTTCGTTTTAAGAATTGCATTACGCATATTGTCAATTATTAACCACGCACCCAGCCCAGAATCAGAACTTGCACCCTTAATTAACAACCATTGCGGCTCAAAACCCACATTTACTTCAACGCCTACGGATGCCGAATTGTTAACAAACGAGTCACAGTAAATAATGGCTTCGTCAGAATTTTCGCCAAAGTCTTGTTCGTTGTGAGCGAATAGGTAGGCTACATAAGTCATGCCGTTGCCGTTTACTTCATTAGCACCTCCAACAGTAAACTCTGTTGCAGTGGGGGCTGTGTCGTTCCATCTAAATGATGAGTCACCAACACTGCCAGTGCCATTAAGTTGCAAATACTTATCTTCTGGGGCAGTAGCATCTGCTTTTCTATGATAGACCTCCCACGATTCTCCATTACTTATGCTTTTAACAATCATCATGCCCGGAACAGAGCCAAGGTTATGGCTTATAGTGCGACCAGCAGTGCCGTTACCTGTATAAGTAACAATGTCAAAAAACTTTCTTTGCTTGCGGAATGTCCAGCCAACGTAGGTTCCGGTTGATCCATTAACCCCAGTATTAGCACCTAAAGTAAATCCATTATTGTTAAACGCTGTTACACGAACAGTTGATGCACCCGCCGCACCAGTGCTATCACTGCTTAATTGCGAGTTTGTACCTCTTGCAGTGTCTGTCAAATGATGACTAAGAGATTGATCCCTGTACTTTATCCACGTAAGACCACCTTCTCCAGATAAATCAATCCCATTAACAATAGATTGTGTGCCACCATTACCGTCCCAAATATCTGTGGAAAACACATCATCAACGTAAACAGTTTCGCCAGCGTTGCCAGCAGCGGCTTGTAGTAATTTAGTACCTACACTCATCCCATTGCCTGCCCAGCAACAAAGCCGTAATAGGTTGTGCCGCCATCAATAGTGAAGAACACAAACACATCTACGCCATTGTTTGTAGTCGTAAGGGTGGGTGCTGTAGCCGCAGGCCAATCAACACTCGACGGCCATGTAATGGTTCTAGCACTACTGTCTTGAATTACCTTTAAAACAAACGATGAAGCTCTGCCTGATGCGGCTGGGTTGCTGAAGGTGTAGGTGACGTTTTCTGTCAGATCATGCTCAAATAGGTTGCCATCACGCAAGTTAATAGTGGCAGCGTTGGAGCTAGAAGTAACAGTGGTGACTTCTTCTATCGTGCCATTGTCAAAACTAACAACACCATTGGCATCTGAGGTAACAATGCCTGATGCCTGAGTAAGACCAAGCGTATCGGGAAGTTTGACGGTATAGGTTGACGCCGCACTGTGGGCTGGGCCTTGTACTGTTACGCCGTGACTGTTTGATTCGCAATTAAAACGAATTGTACCGGGGTTAGTATTACCGTATAGCTCTGTGTAGTTAGTGCCACTTGGCGCGAGCCTTACATTACCCGGCACAGTAATGTTGCCTGTAAGCTGAGTAGCCGCAATAGCTAGTGCCGCTTGGTGTGCCGTAACGGATGCTTCAGTAACAGACAGTGTAGGAATTACAGCCTCAACGTGGTCTTTTACAGCTGCGTTGGTTGGTATCTGAGTGTCGCTGTCTGCAAAGGTTTCGCCAGAAGTAGTAATAGCACCAGCATCTATATTGGAAAACGCTACGCTAGTTAATACAGCCGCTCCACCAACCGTAGCCGATGTAGCTGCAAGCGTAGTAAACGTGCCTGCCGCCGCAGTAGAGCCACCAATAACAATGTTATCTGCTGTACCACCATCTAAGTTAGCAGTAGTAATCGTGCCGAGGTTGCTAACAGTAGCGCCGTTAAAATTAACAGTGCCACTAGCAGTCAGGTTAGTAAATGTTCCTGCGCCAGCAGATGAGCCGCCAATCGTAGCGCCATCTACCGTACCGCCGTTAATGTCGGCAGACGTAGCAACAAGGTTTGTAAAAGTGCCGGCGGCTGCTGAAGAAGCGCCTATCGTTGTGCCATCAATAGCCCCTGCGTTTATATCAACAGTGGGGATGGTAACTGTGCCGGTAAAAGTTGGGCCTGCCGTATCAGACTTAGTAGCAATCGCCGTTGATATAGCATCAAATTCTGTTTCAAACTCTGAGCCACGAACAACCTTGTTGGTGTCTCCACCGGGAAGCGTATCCTTAGCGGCAAAGTCTGTCGTCTTTGTATAGTTAGCCATTGGTTATTCCTAGCAAGAAAAAAGGAAAGGGGGCCATTGCGACCCCCGTTGTTCTATTAGGCAGAAGGTACTGCCAGAACAAAGCCAGCTTCAGGACGATACACCTGAACACCGTAGAGGGTGTCAGCAGTGTACAGAGTAGACAGGTACTCTTGCTTGTACTGAGTCTG